CTGTGTCTACTACTAGTGGAAATCTGTTTGCCATTCTCGTGTCCTTGTATTGTTATACGTATTTATCGCATTAATTATAATGCTGCTATTCGTGCTTGGAAGTCTGCAAAGTCTGTTGCTGCTGCTACTTCTGTTTTAAGTGTTGCTAAACTAATAAAAGTTGCATCTGCTGCATATACTTCAGTAAAATTTTCATTAATTTTAACCATAGCATTGCGAAGGGGATCGCCCCCTCCGCTGTTTGCTGTTGTTCCTACGTTGATTACTTGCTTAGCCATTATACTCTCCCTACTACTACTTCAACCATGCCACGTTCGTCGCTGTCTTTGGTTCCAACTGCTTTACCAATAACTTGTCCGATGCCCGGCGCATTATTAACAATAGCATAACCTGGTACAGCACTTGTGACAAGCATGTCACCTTTAGCAACCTTGCCAATAACTTTACAAGGCACTCTACCTTGCAATGCTAATCCTACTACATGATCTCCTTGTAGCGCACTGTTCATCAAGTGTGCTGGATTTGTTGTCACTACACCTGCTGCACTTGTTTGACCTTTTGCTGTACATACTGTGACTTCTGCATCACCACCAAATACTAGAACTGTTCCTGGCTCGTAGTCTGCATCTCCTAAATAGTTCTCTGCAAGGTCAGCATAAAGTGCTTCTGTAGCAGTACCATTAAAGGATGTAGCCCAAACTGTGTTGTACCTATTAGAATTACTACCAATGCTTACACCATTGTCTGCGCCGCTGTTTGCTGGTCCTGTAATATTACCAGTATGGTTAATTGTAGTAATTCCTGTTAGTGCTGTAATAGTATCACCTAAGGAAACATCAGTGCTACCAATTGTAATACCGTCGTTTGCTAGTTTAGCATTAGCAATACCGCCGGCTGTTATTTCAATCCAACCGTTTGTAGCAGTAAAGCTACTACTATCAAAACTTGCAAGTCCTAAATCAGCTTGTGTAATACCACTAGCGTTTGCTCTAGTAGTTGCTGCATTCATGTTCAGCTTACTTTGCGCTATTGCTGCTGATGCACTAATATCATTGTTATCGATACTACCAGGACTGAACCCTATTTCAATTTGATTAGGTGCTAACGGATCGTATGTAATCTGTATGTCGCCAATTACATTACAGTTTTCACTATCTTGATCTGTTCCTGTGAATACTAACAAGTCTCCTCGTATTCCTGTACCTGTGCCAGTGACAGTGACATCGCCGATATCATTAATCTCGTCTGTGTTATCTTCAAAGTATTGTATGTTAACAGCATCACTGCCTTGTGCTGGATCAGGTGCAGCAAGACCAGTAAGTTTGTTAAGGCCCATGTTAAGTGTGCCATCCATTGTATCACCTAACTTAAACAAGTATCCGCCACCTGTTGGAATCTGTCCAGTAGTTAGTTCTACGCCAAACCTATCTCTTCCTAAACGTGCATTAAGATAACCTTCAACTGCTGTTTGTGTAGGTACTGCATCGCCTTTTGCATCTGTAAATGTAGCATCGTTTGAGAACTCGTTTACACGTACACCACGTTTGAATCCAATACCGTCAATGTTTGTTAGAACAAGTGCAGCATTAAATGTGACACTACCAGTACCTTGGTCAACTGTAAAGAATCTACCAACACGGAAGAAACCGTCTTGGTCTGTCATAACAGTAAACACACGCCCTTTGTTGCGTTCTTGTACTTGTGCAGAACTATTAAAGCCTTCGCTGTCAATAGCATCGTTTGTACTAATTGCACTTGTACCAAACGGTTCACCGTAAATACGTTCTGGATAGTTGCTGGTGTTAAATCCACCAGTACCAATATCAAGCATGTCATGTCCTGTAGCACGGCATGTACTAATGTTCACTGTAATGTCTGCTGCTTCGCCTTCTGCAAGTCCTGCTTTGAGTACAAGCCCATCTGATATAACTGAACTTACTGCAAGGCCACCATATGCACTTCCAGATAGTGCAGGGAAGTTAACATCACTTCCTGCTAGGTCTTGAATTTCAATAACACCAACTTCTCTTGTTCCTGAACCTGCTGGATATTCATATACAGCATAGCCTACAATTTGATGAACCTTGCCGCCCCATGTAAAGATCATATCATAGTTTTGAATACGTTCTTCATCAGTGGTATCTAAAGGACTGATTACTAAGAATCTACTACCATCTGTACTTGTTGTTGCTGCTGTATTACCCATTGTAATAGTGCCACTTAGTGCCGGAGTCGGCGATGACATAATATCTACATAGTTTGGATTTATAGTAGCCGCTGTATAAAATGCACTTTCGGTATCTAGTAGTGCGTCTCCAGTTCTGTCTAAAGTAAGATCAATATATCTAAAGTTTGAATCAAAGGTCACCATCTTTTGATCTGCGCCAACTGTCACACCATCTGTTATGGTTGCTCCAAATGCAATTGTACGATATGTAAAATCTGTTGTGTCGTCTACAAACTGAAATGCTGTACTAGGACGCACTGGCAAATCTTCGCCTGGGAAGTTATCAAGTAAGAAGTTTTGCTTGTGTCTTATAACAAGACTTGTATCATGTGAAGTGTCTTGCTGCAAGCCGTTTGATGCAGTTCCTTCTAGTCCTGTGCCAAAATTAAATCTATATACAATACCACTTTTTATTGGTGTACTATCGTCAACTCTTGGAGTACCACTTACGGTTGCAGCATTTATTAATCCGCCGTCTGCATCAGTAATTGTCACTGTAGCATCATTGGCCGGTGTAGCACCACCTAGCAAATTACCAGGTATGATAATAGTTTCTGATATCGTTGCACCTGTTCCAGGATCGTCAATTCGAACTTGATATGTGCCGCCGCCTTGTTGAATTTTACTTATTTGTAATTTTGTATTGTTTGCACTATACGTTCCTGATAAACCAACTGCGGTAGCAGTATCAATTTCATAACTGCTTAATGTAAATCCTGCATCGCTTGCGTTTGTAATTTCGTAAGGTTGATACAAATTCACATCGTGATAAACTTCTACTTCACTTGTATTATTTGGAAAGCCGTCTAAGTCGTATGCATACATAAACAACGAACCTTCTTTGGCATCGGTGTCTAGGTTTTCAACTGCTGTCGGAATACCAACGTCTGTACTTGTTGCAGTTGTACATCTATTAGTTGTATTAAATGAACCACTAGTTGTATGTACATAAATTCTTGTAGGATTACCTGATCCATCTTCTTCGCCTTGGAAGCTAACAGTTGCCGTAGCATTTGCTGCACGAACTCCTTCACCGCCGCTGCTATATGCTGTGTTTGTTGTACTATCATATGCAGTCGATAGTGCGCTATCTGTGTATAGATCAAATGTTGTCGGTGATTGTACATCTACATAATATTGTAATCCGTTTACTTCAGTCATTCCAACTACATCGTTTATTGTAATCAAGTCGCCATCGGATAAATTATGAGCTGCACTTGTAGTCACCACAGCAGGGCTCGCTTGTGTAATACCGGTAATAGTTGTTTCAATAAGACCTTGCACAATTTGTTGACCATTGCTTACTGTTCCTACACTTGGAACTGCACTTGCAAAATTTAAATATCCATCTGCTCTGAATGTCTTAGCAGGGAATACCATATTTGCACCTAGATTTACTGATGTTGCTATTTCATCCGGATCTGCACCTTCGGCAACCAGTCCAAAGAATCCATAACTGTTATTACCAGCAATACTACGTATCTGCGAACCATCAGCTGCAAGATAACCTGTGTGACAGTAGTATGTAAACATACTAACAAGTTCTGATAACGCATTGTTAATTGCAAGACAACCAAATCCTAAATCGTTGATTTGTGTAAAGTCGTTTGCAAGCATTGATCTATTACCGCCGCTTTGTACAAAGATATCAACGCCTGTGCCGCTTGTCCAACCTTGCCCTTCAGCAAGTGTCACTGCATTACCGCCACCTGTATAGGTACTATATCCGAGAGTATTTGTAGGAACAGTTAGACCTACATTATTGTACAACTCAATTTCATTTGGATTAGCTGTAGTTTTTACAAAAACGGTATCACCGTTGATTTGTGTCATGCCATTTACATTACTAATTTGAAGCCTATCACCATCGCTGAACGGATGATTAGTTGTAAAGGTCATTATGCCTGGATTGCCTTTAGTAATACTATCAATTTCTCTAGTTATAAGATCTGCAACATTACTTGTTTCATCTAAAACTAGTGTACATGTTCCTGTTGACTTATCGTAGTTTGTAATTGTATTAACTTGATAACGAGCGCCGTCGTAAAAGAACGGAAACGGTGTAGGTGGTTTTCTAATAAACAACCCTTCACCTGCAGGCGAACTTACTGAAATATTAAATGCACTATTTACTGTGTCAACTGTAATTGGCATGTTTCCAGCATAGCCGTCAATAAACAAGCCGCCTGCAAAGTTTCTGCGTGTGCCTTTTGATTGCGAGAAGCTTGATCCTGTTTGACAATATGGCGATCTTGTTAGGATTTGACCTTCTGGATCAAGTACCATCATAAAGCCGCCATGTCTTTGTACAGTTAAGTTTCTTACAATTGTACCATCATTACACAGCAGAACATCCATTTCGTTGTTGTTCAACGGAGGATTATAACTAGCATCAAATGCAAATGCAATACAATTTACTAATGCTGTAGCATTTGTTTGTGCTTCAGTTTCTGGTGTGTAATCTGTATCTGTTATAACAGGTTCTGCACTTATAGGTGTATATGCACTGACATCGCCATTTGTAAGCGTATGAGCAATAATAGGAATTAAATTTTGTGTCACTGCTAGTCGTTCAGTAGTCTGTCCAGTGTCCGTGCGTGTAAAAAATTCTTTTTGATTTGTAAGAGTACTTTCTCTACCGCCTGTGCGCAAATCAGCTAGTATTCCATCAATTACTAATGCATAGTCTCTACGCCATTTATCTGCATTATAGATAAATCCTGGAGCAGGATAATTTACATTTGTGTAAGCAATTGTTTCTTCAATGATAAAATCTTTGTTTAATTCAATCAACCTAGCTGCTTGAGAAAACTTACCTGGATTGGTAGCAGCATCTGTGCCTACAGTAATAACATTTGATGCGTCTGTCACATAATGATATCCGTATTTTCCGTTTTTGCCGTTGATAGGATGTATAAAGGTTGTACCACCGCCAGTAGCTGTAATAGTAAAGGAAACATCAGCTGCACCTGCGCCGCTTCCTAGTTGATCATTTTTAATTGTTATGACTTCGCCTACAATAAAGCCGTCGCCTGAATTAGTGGCTGTAATACTTACTGCACCAAACCCATCTACTACTACGGTAAATTCAGCTTCAACGCCGTCACCGTTGCTTGTCCATTGTTCATTATCTAAATTGTAAGTACCTTGTTGTCTTAAAGGATCAGCAGCACTTATACTTCCAATTGTTTCAATAGGAGAATAAGCAGCAGGCAGGTTATCAATTACTGCATCTCTGTAGAAATAAGTATTTGCCCACTTACTTTGTGATACACCTGCTTTTGGACGTAAAACTACTCGTCTAAATTCGTCGCCTTTAATACTTACATTTTCAGGAAGTTTAATAGGCATGTGTTCATTATAGATTCCACTCTCAACACGTACAGTGACTTGGTTGTTTCTTGTTAAATTACCAAATTCTAATTCTTCGTCTAGTTCAAACAAAATAGGTTCTACTAAATCTACTGTAATTCTATCTGTTGTACCTGTTGCAGATCTTGTGTAGTTGGTAATAATACCTTTTGCACCACTTGTCTTACCAACAATAATTTTACCTTCGATAAGATCACTATTGCCTTCAACACCTTGATCAACACTGTCATATGTACCATTTAAAAAATCAAATGTATAACCAGTACCTGTACCAGATAGGGCTACAGGTGTGCCGTTTAGAATACTAATGACTTCTGTAAATCTATCAGCATATGCATCGTACACTGGATCGCCTGCACTTAGTGATAACTCACTATCTAACAGGCCAAGCACTGTTGTACGAACTAATGCAATACTAGCTACCGTTGCCTCTAATTGTACAGTTTTTGCTTTAACAGCACTTGGGTTTGCATTATATCTTAGTCCTGCCCAGCGTGACAAATAGTTTACAGTTGCACCTGCAAGCACATCAAGTCTGACACTATCGACAATAAGATCAACATCTCTTTTACAAATATCAATCTCGTAGGTTAAATCTGGATAGTTTGTTGCAACATATTCTTGCACATCTTCTTGTAAACTGTTTATATTATCATCTATTAAAGTGCTTGCTGTTGTCTCAACTCCAGCAGCCCAACTTATATAACCCGACCTAGCACTAACTGTTGTGTTAGTAGACTGTTGGTCATAAGTCACAGTTTGTACATATGGTCCAGGTTCAAACGGAGTTGAATCAATAATCTCTTCTGCTCTGCGCATTGCAGCATTAATAGTTTTATATGAGTACTGCGGTGCTCTGCCTTCTTGTCCTGCAGGAGTACTTGTTTGCTCATCGTTTCCGTTGGTTGCAACATAGATATTGGTTGCACTACTATAACCTTGAGTGTCTACATAAAGTTTTGTGACAGCCTGCAAATCATCTTTACCGTTAGGTGTACCAAAGCCTTCAATTGGATTAGGATGATCTGCCAAATAAAGTGTGTCCAACATACGTCTGTTGACTTCACTGCCTGCTCTAGTTATTACTTCTTCTGTGCGAGGAACTTGTGCTCCACTTGCACCCGCAGGAACTTCTAGCGCACCTGTCATAGTATCGCCAGTAAGATTTACATACGAATCATTGTTGTAGCCAATAGTAGGAATAATGTTTTCAGTTGTAATAGATGGCTGTGTAGTATGTGTTGTATTCCAATCAGTCACTAATGTGTTTATATCAGCACCAGTACCGCTGGTATTACGCAAGTCGTTGTTTAATGAAACACTGTAAGCAGGCACCCCTTGGAAATCAGCCGGAGCAGTAATACGTGGATCTGGATCTCTTTCAATATGTGGATCATTGATAATAATCTTAACTGTTCCACTTTGGTCAGGAGTTGATGGATCAACATCGTCAAACTCTACAACAACACTGTTGTTGATTCTGCCTGCACTACGTGTATCTGCATTATCTAACGCATCACTGATGTACTTATAAAAGCCCATTCCAGTTTCAGTACTGTTGACTGCTACTATTCCACCAGCATTACCTAAATAACTATCTGGAGTGTCGTCAATATTTTTAAACGATATACTACCGCCTAAACCAAATACAGCATATAGTTCTGTAAAATTATCATTTACCTTACGAAAACTTTCGCGAATACTATCGCCTGTGCCGTCATTGCCCTCGATACCAATATCAACTTCTTTTTTTGCCATTTAAACTTCCTTTAAAACTGTGGTACTAAATTATCCATATCAAAATTAACACTTACGCCGCAGCCACAACTACTTTGCGCATTTGGATTGTTAATCTCAAAGTTAGCACCAACTAGACTTTTTACATAATCTACTTCAGTGCCAATTAAAAACATTAAACTATGTGCTCCTACTACAAACGCACATCCGTTTGCTGTCTTTACTACTTCGTCATCTGCTACTAAATCTTCAGGTGTTGCAACTGTACCCCATTCATATTCAAATCCAGCACATCCGCCGCCCTTGATGTTGAGTGTAATGCCATAGCAGTCGTTTTCTTCGCTTAGAAGATCGATTTGTTTCTCTGCTGCTGATGTTAAAGTAAGTATGCTCATAGTGTTCCTTTCTAATATTTATCGTTGTATTTTATAATCTTTATGTAAATATAGTTATGTATATAAAAGAATATTTGATTGATACTTGGCATATGCGCCGTAGTAAACTTGGAAAGCAACACAACTATTGCCGTAAAAAAACAATGGTTGTATTGCGATGCGATGCTTGTGATAATGAGTTTGTTCGTCCACGTGGAAGCATGGATCCTAAACGATTAAACAACAACTACTTTCACGTATGCGAAAGCTGCGATGCTAAAGTATTTGCACAACAAAGAGGCGTAGCAGCCAAACAAGTTTGGAGCATGAGTGCCAGCAGTAATATACCTATTAGTAAACTTTAATTGCGCCAAATAGTGTATGCACCATATGCAATAGCACCGTAAGCAATTAGTTTAGTTAAAGGTGAAAAAATAATGATTGCGGCGCCTGCTGCAACCATTAGTACTCCATCAACGGTTGAACGTTCTTTCAGCCGTTTGTCTATCCATTCTTTGATCATTTCTCATCTTCCTAATGTGTTTGTCTTGTTCAAGCATTGTTTGTTCTAAACGCCTGATTTTTTCTTCCAAGGCTTGTACATAAGCATATGTTGGAATTTGTTTTTCTTGCTCATCCTCACCTAGCATTGTAAAACTATTAACACCTGCGCCTTTTAGGCCGCCAAGTACACG